ATAAATTTAAGGCGATTGGTATTTTCACAGGACAGAAATCAGATGGTCTTGTGATATTTGACGTAGATAAGAACTTAGGTGCTATCGAAAAGAAGTGGGGAAAGGATCTTAAAAACGCTCCAAAGGTTACTTCTCTTAGAAAAAATGCTGCTAAGTTTCTTTTTAAAGTGCCAGAGGATCTAGTAGGTGAAGTTGCATCTATTAGTCAGACTGCTGCTGGACATGAAGGTTGGGAAATATTATGGGGTGGTCAAGGTGTAGTGGCTGGTGAGTATTACAAAGAAGGAGTTGGTAAAGGGGAATATACATTAGAGGGAAGTTTGTACGAAGTACCAGACGCTCCAGAGTGGTTACTGTCTCGTATGAAGGATCAGTACAAAAAGAATAATAAGGATGTTGATGTTAAATACACTGATAACAGATGGAGTAAAAGAAGTAAGGAAGAAAGAGTTGCTATTGTTAGTGGCTGCTTGAGTGTTATCAGATATAAAGGACCAAATAGTGAGGACTATTGGTGGGAAATAGGGGCAATGATAAACAATGAATTGCCTGGAATTGAAGGTTTGGAGTTGTGGACTGAGTGGAGTAGGCGAGATCCTGATTATGAACATTGTTGGGAAGATGGTTTAGATCCTTGTGCTGCTAGATGGTATGCGACTTGGAGGAATGACGGTGCGAGATACAATATGTCTCACCTGATTGAGTTGGCTGATGAAGTCGATCCAGAGAGAAAAAGATTTAAAGCTACTGGTTTAGATAAATTAATTGAAGATGTAGAGGCTATACCTCTTAGATACAAAGAAGAGATACTGGATGGTGAGGATCTGATACAGAGATATACCGAGATTGACAATGATCCTAAGAATGAAAACCCTGCATTACATAACCAAGCGGTCCATAAATTAGCTATTGAAGCTAAACGTGGTAATGCTGCTGAGATTGAAAGGTTAGTTGATACCCATGAAATGTTTCAGAGGACTAAAGGGCAGAAGCCTTTGACTCCTGATGAGTTGGATGACACACCTTTTGAGTACTTGATTCCAGGATTATTGCCTAAACCTTGGACTTTGTTGGTTCATGCTGATGGTGGTACTGGTAAAACTGCTATGTGTCAGACAATAGGTAAACATATTGGACAGGGAAAAGCATTTAATGTTTATGGTGGTTTGGTTAACGTACCAGTTGGTAAGGTTCTTTGGTTGAATGGAGATCAGAATGAAAGGATATTGCGTAGACAGATGAAGTTGATTGGTTGTGATAAAAATGTGAGGGTGGTTACTGAGTGGGATATGCAGTGGTACTCAAGATTTAAGAAGATGCAGAATAAGTATGCTTATGATTTGATAATTATTGATAGTTTGGATGGCTGTAATGACAGTAATCCTTATGAAGAGAATAGAAGAGAGTATGCGTTACCTATTAAGAAACTTGTTAGACGTAATGGACAGGACTTTCCTGCTTGTTCGATCATAATTATTCATCACAATACGAAGGAAGGTAAGTTCAGAGGTACATCTGCAATTAAAAATGCTGTAGATGAAACTTGGAATATGCGTAAGTTATCTTTGAATGATGCTGCTGAGATGGGATTAACAGCAAATAGTCGTCTAGTAAGCGTTGAGAAGTCCAGAGAGGACCGTGAAGGGTTGAATATGATATTTACCCTGCTACCTGATTACACGTACTCTATAACCCCTGCTCCAGAGCGTACAGAAGAAGTTGTGGTAGACACTCCAAACAAACATACTTTGGATATATTGCGTTTTATGAGAAAAGAGAATAAGCCATTCTGCGTTAAAGATTTGGTTGAGCACGATACATTGGGTGGTGCTCATAGGAAACGAGCCATCATATATAGCTTAAATAAGTTAGAGGATCAGAAATTAATTAAAGAAGTAGACGTTCCAAAAGATATAAATAAAGGGGGTAGACCACCTAAATTTTATAAAGCTATTGGAAAAGAGTTACCTAAGTTATTTTCTTCTCTCCCGCGTGATATACCCCGTGAAGGTGTGTATAAACCTAATAATGTAGTTATTGGAACGGATTTGAATAACAAAGAGATTGGTATAAACCCTAATTTTGTAAAAACCTCTGAAGAAGAAAATAGTTTATACAAAGAGGGAGTTTATACAAAACCGATTGTTAATGAAACCTCTTCCACTGGAACGGAAGAAGGTTTAAACACACAGTCCTCTGGGTATATAGAGGAAATGAACAAATTCTGGGAAAATTAATTAATGGATAGAAAGAGTATAGATGTGGTTATTTATCAAGTTCCGAAATTTGAAGATAGCCCGATAGCTACCGTGCGATTTACAGAATACGATGGACACGGTAGAGCAGTAAAAGTTAACGAAGTTGATTATTGGGATAAAGAATATTTTCATAGTCAAGTATTAGAGGCCGTTGGTTGTGGACTTGATGTTGCAATTTGTACACAAGAAAACATACGAATACTTCAAAAAAAGTTAAATAGTTGGATTAATTAAACTACTGTGCTACAGTAACAAAACATATTCATAGGTTCTTCCATGACCTCAACAATTACTAAACAAGAATATTCTGTTTATTACGGAATAAAAGAATTAAAAAGATTACAGACAGCACATAGTCTGGCTTTTGATACAGAAACCTTACAACTACAACCAGAAGAGGGCAAACTAAGACTTATTCAGTTGGGTTGTTATTCATCACGAACCATAGTGGTGATTGATTGCTTTGAACTAGAGCGAAGTGATTGGAACTATTTAGAAGAATTTTTCAGTAGTACCAATAGATTTTGGTTAGCTCACAATGCTGTATTTGATATAGCTTGGCTACAGGAACAAGGCATACATATAAATGGTTTTGTTAGGTGTAGCATGATCGCCAGCAGACTACTTACCAATGGTATTCCACAGACTAAACACGGTCTGGATGCACTAGCTAAAAGACAGCTAAATGTAGAAGTATCTAAAGAACAACAGAAATCTAATTGGGGTTTAGAAACACTATCTAAAGAACAGTTAACTTATGCTGCCAAAGATATTGAAATACTACTTGAGCTAGACAATGTACTAGATCAGAAGATAAGACTAGGAAGATTAGAAAAAGCGTATGCACTTGAATGTCGGGCACTTCCAGCTATGGCTCAGATGTGGAGGATAGGGCTACCCTGGAATAGAGAAGAACTAGAGCAGTGTCGTACAGATTATGAGGATGACATTAAAGAACTGGGTAATGAATTTATCAGAGAACTTGATAATGACTTACCAGTTGGAAAAAAGTTACCTAGAAATGAAGATGGTACAGTTAATCTTCGTGCGAAAGACCAAGGTTCAGTAAGGTTAGGTACTAAACAGTATGCAGGATTCAATATAAAAAGCTCTAAACAACTACTAGAAAAACTTGAATTAGTTCTTGGTTACACACCAGTGAATAAAGATGGTAAGCCTAGCGTTGCTAAAGATGCTTTGAAGAGTTGTGCTGCTGATTCTCCTACGATCCAAACACTTATGACTTGGAAACGTAGAGAAAAGCGTAGACAAATGATTGAGAGTATCTTAGATAAAATGTCCACTGATGGATATGTAAGAGCTTCATATATGCAGTTGGGTGCAGATACAGGAAGAATGTCCAGTATCAAGCCTAATAATCAGCAGATTCCTAGAGATTCTGAGTTTAGACAATGTGTACAAGCTCCTGAAGGTTGGAAAATAGTTGATGCTGACTTTTCACAGATGGAATTACGGTTGGCTGCTGCACTGGCTAATGATAAAAATATGATTGCTGCCTTTAAACGTGGTGATGATTTACATGATTACACCGCACAGCAGATGGGTTGCGATAGACAGATAGCCAAGTCAGCAAACTTTGGTCTGTTGTATGGTGCAGGAGCAGAAGGTTTGCGTAACTACGCTGGTAGTAGTGGTGTGATTATGTCATCAGATGAAGCTGCCAAGGTTCGAGACAACTGGCTCAATACATACAGTGGTATCAAAAGTTGGCAACAGGAGATGAATTATCTGGTACGTTCCACAGAGGGAGATGAGTGGCCTGAGACTAGGATTCCTGTTTCTAATATGCGTAGGTTTCTTAAAGGTGATCTTAACCGTGTAACTGTCAGATGTAACACACCCATACAAGGTGCTGGTGCAGCGATACTTAAATGTGCGTTGGGTAATTTATGGACACAGGTTAAGGAAGCTGGTGAGGATAAAGTAAGGATTGCAGCAGCCGTTCACGATGAATTGCTTCTTTTAGTTAAGGAAGATATTGCAGATGAGTGGGCTCAAATTCTTAAAACTACAATGGAAAAAGCTGAAGCAAAATGGTTAGGTGAGATCCCTGCACTAGCTGAAGTATCTATTGGCGATAAATGGAGTGAAGTTCATTGACCAGACAAGACCGTATAGATGCAGCCCAAAAACGCATCTTAGAATTGAAAACCTTAATCAAACACTGGACTAAAAAACAATGATTGGTATTTGTAAAAATGAAAACGGATGGTATATCTCCAAGCACAATAAACAGCTTGGAGTACAATACTACAAAACACTTATTGATGTAATGCCTGTAGCTTATGCAGAAGAATATAAGAGTAGACCTGATGAAGGATCTCTACAAAGAGATTCCGAAGGCAACTACTAAAGATATAGCTAGTATTATTGACTTTTTAAAACGAGCCAGAGAAGTCCGTACTGGTAAGTCTAAAAATAGGCGAGATGCCAGAAAAAAGTATGTGGAAAAGCAACTTGATAAAGCCGATTTGCCTTTTTGGTGGTAGAGTAGTACAAGAACAACATTGTAAATGGCTCTAAGACACGGAAACAAAAGTTATTATCAGGTTCTAATCGACCCAAATAGAGCTGAACTTATCGAAAAGTCAGCCGAAAAGAAAGGTATAAAAGGTACTGCCTGGGTTAGAGAGGTAGCTTATGAAGCTTTGGAACGTGAATTTCCTAGTTCTGAATATAAAATTGCTGAAGCTAAAGACGAATTGATGTGGCGAGAATCGGTTCAAAGGAGAATTGATGGTCGTAAACCCAGTGCAAATAAGTGACACAAAAGTATTTAGTAGGCCAACGATTTGAAGTTGGTGACAGAGTTACACGAAAAACTATATTTTCTGGGACCGAAGATTTTGTAAAAAGATACGGGATGGTAAAAGAAGTTTTACTTAAAGAAAATAGGAAAGGTACAGCAACTTATTATTATCAGATTCTCTGGAACGATAGTAAATCAAGTGAACACGCACAACACACGTTAGTAAGAGCAATTTCTTAGCTACTTAGTGTACTTTTTTGTTACTGTTCTATATTTCCAATGCAGTTGAAGTTGCTCGATCCACCATATGACTCTATGTACTCCTGTATGTTTTCGTGTAGGTGTTTTTATAGCAGATAATCTTGACTCTAGTTCTATTACACGCATCATTGCAGTAGATAGCACAGCTTCAGCCCTTGCATGATTTTTCATTAGATCAATACAAAAGGCTTTTATTTGTTCTATATCTTCGCAAGCCCAAACTTCTCTGCATCTCATTTCGACTGCCAATTCTGTTTCGGGAGGCAGTTTACTACCAATCATTTTCATAAACCCATCGTCTTTCATCGTGGTAAAGATGATACAGGTCTACCTGGGAATAACTGTTGTTCTAAAAAATCTACTGCTTGATCATCAAGATCATTAGAGGTTTGCTTGCAAATGGCTCGTAACAAATCCACAACTAACTGCTTGCAAGCTGACGTAGAGAGAAATTTTAGTAACAGAGGCTTTAAAAACTTTAGCATTTGTGTATGTTATCTATCCCAAACATACCAAAGATTATCGGTTTTGGCCTTCTAATCTGCTAACCGCTTGCGATAACTGGTTTAATCTGTTGTAAATATCTATTATGGTACGTTCTCTACGATTACTCATGTTTGACAAAACCATAACAAATGCGGTAGCTCCTGCTCCTAGTAAAGCTGCCTGTACTTCTGTCATTTGCTTAAATTCCTAATTATGTCTAGTATGACTAATAAATCCTAGTTATGACAGAAGAAGTCAAAAAAGGCCCACTCAAAAAACTCAAAGAAACTATTGAGGATAAAGAGGAGCAACTTGCCTTTATCTCAGTTGTAGTAAGACTTGTTGTAGTCGGGTGGTCTGGTTTTATCGTCAGCCTAAACTACATCTCTATCCCAGGTTATACAAACGAGCCAAAGGATATAACTTTTCCTGCATCGCTTCTGACGGGAGCCCTAGCCAGCTTCGGTTTGGAGGGTGCGAAGAAAAGAGGTGATGGTACGTTTAAACCTGATGAAAAACCACTAAACAAAAAAGAAGTTGAAGCGTTACTAGCACAACAGTCGGGTGGTTATCAAACAGTTAGAATAGAAACACCTATAAAAATTATTGGTACTAAAGTAGTTGATCCAAAAAAATGAAAAAACTTCTTCCATTCTTGTTTTTACTGTCAGCACCAGCTTATGCTGATATAACAAGTAAATTTACATCAAGCGTTAGCGTTAAAGTTGATGCGGCTATGACCCAAGGTACAAGAATTGGTGCGTCATATAGTGCTTCTGGAAGCAATATTGGGACGAGTAATACTAATGATCAAATCGGAGGGCTTACTGTCAGCAATAATGCTGTCAGTTTAACTGCTGGAAATTATTCAATAAATGGTTGTGGAGCTACACCAGCAGCCTGTGCAGATACATGGTCTTTGTCAGAATCTTATACTGCTGCTGATACTATTCCAAGTAGCAATTCAAATATTACGGCTGGAACAGTTCCTAATTTTGGTAGCGTAATTTCTACAGCAAATGGAACTGGTGATGGCTTTGCAGGGGCTATTACATCTGGTCATGGAATTACAGGATTACATGAAGGTGGAGCAGGTTCTACAGTTACAGGTCAATTCGTAACGGAGCTAACTATAAGATGATCTATGAAAAAACTCTTATTGTTGCTTTTGCTATATGTTGTACCTGTTAAATCACAGCCAGTTGTCCCAAATTTCACTACGGGAACTCTCAGTAGCACCACGAATACAACCACTTCAATCAATGAGACTATCACTTCTACAGATTATCATGGTAATTCTTATGAGTATTCTGTTACTGGATTGGGAGTCACAACCAATGGATCAGTCGCTCCAAATACAACGAATGTTGATGGGACAGTAAACGGACAGAGTTATACATGGACAGGTTTAGATTTATCAAACGGAAACAAACCAGTATTCAACCTAGCAAATCCCAGTTCTGGCAACGCATTTCAATATACAGAAACCTATCGTGGCCCAGGTGGGGTTTCAAATGTAACAGTAATACAAAGAAATATAGAATCAACTTCAGTCGTCACAAGTACCTCAGTCTTCTCTCAGTAATACTGCTATCCCCTGCACAGGTCTTAGCTAATGCAGTAAGTCAGTCAAATAATGGCTCGGTTACGAATATGGCTATACAATCCTTAACAGGAAATATGACAACTAATCAATATGGTGGAAATATAGTTTGCCAAGGGCCGACATTAACAATTAGTCCATTCTCAACTTTTGGAGCAAACTATCAAAAACCTTATCGGGATTTTTATGAAACTCCTGTGTACGATCCAACAGATGCTAATGATGATGGCGTACCAGATAACCCAGGGAATATTCTTTACTATCAACAGAATTATTCTGGAACGAATAAGGATAGTTATGCTGCCAACTTTGGTATTTCTGCATCTTTTAGTATTCCATTAGATAGAGGATTACAAAACCAATGTAAGTCTGCTGCTGATACACAGATTAATATACAAAAACAAGTACTGGAAAATAAACGATTAGATTGGCAGATTGCTCGGATTCGTGAATGTGGAAAGCTAAAACAAGAAGGTATTATGATTGCTAAATCCAGCCCATTTTTTGATGTTTGTAAGGATATTTATTTAGTACCAAAGGCTAATCAAGTTATCCCACATACTCACAAAATAAAATAAGCAATAGGTCTTTCCCCCAGGGCGTTGGCTGCTCTCACAGCTCGATGAAGGGCCTATCGCTTATAAATATTATACACAGAATTTTGCAGTAGGCAAGCACGGGTATTAACTTGCCTACCTAGACACCCTAT